TTTATAGTTTATGATCCAAAGACTACAGAGAATATGGCCAGGAAGAATGTATCAATGGCCAAGCACGAACTGCCAGGACAGGAGAGGAAAGAAGCTTTGAAAACTATTAACAAGATCTCCACAAATACTAAAAGGGGAAATGGTAAGGGAAACCCCCAGGTTGACAAAGACAAGGTAAAGGAAACCTCTGGTGTTTCGGATGGGGAAACCTCTGATGTTGCACGTAACGTATCATATAACGATAATAATAATATTAAGGTAAATAACGAAAAAAGGACAATAATGATTTATATGAAAAAAGTTATAATGGAAGTTTATGGTAAGGACTTTCAATACAACTTTAAGCAGGAGGATGAAGCTCAAAAGCTTATTGAGAGTGGAGTGAAGGTTGATGAAGAAACTTATCAGAAGATGAAGCAAGCACTGCTCTGGTTCAGAAACAAAGAACCATACAAGGATGCTCCAGGTCATATTAACTTCTTTAAAAGCTTTCTATTGGGCCAGAATAAAGCTCCTTTTGATGTAAAGACTATGATAAAAAAGATTGTGAATAGGAAAAAGCTTTGATTGTACAAGATCTAAACGTTGAATTAATTTTTGAACATGGCCATAAGTAAGAAAATTTATAACATGGGGGGTAGCAAAAAAATATACAGAAAAAAAAAGGCAGCATACATCCCCTCCCAGGCAAGCAGTACGTATAGGGGTATCATAAAAAATTTTCCTTATTCCACAAAAGAAAAAAAAAATAGTTATGGATTTTAAGAAATTACAAGAAAAATTATCTGTATGGTCGCTTTACAACCGAGAATACATAGTTGGTTTTATACTAGGTTTTCTGTGTGGTATTTTATTAAGCTTATGGATATAACAACAAAAACAGAGGAGGATAAATGCAAAAGACGTTTTTGAAGCTAAAAGCTTTTAAAAATACTTTTAACAAAGGCCCAAAATTTTCCTGGAAAAAATTTAAGATAGAGGAAGAAATAACTCTACAGCCAGGAACTTATGATATTGATGTTTGGGAAAATGTAAGGGAAGTAACATCTGACAATAGAGGAAATAAAAAGGAACAAGAATATTTGACTATTGAGCTAAAAGAACCTTATATAAAACCAGAGCAAAATCAGAACGAGGCCAAAGATGACATGGATGATGAAATACCCTTTTAAGAGCCATAGAGAGTGCTACAATGGGTAAGTTAGTCAAATCTGGTATGAAGGGCCAGGCAGATCATAAAAGCTCTCCAGGAGCTTCTAAATCGTTTTTTTGAATAAGGTAATAACATGGCAAGGACAAAAGCAAAAACAACTCATCCAGTAGTTAAATATGGTGGAGTGAGGATGCTGCAGAAAAGGATCAAGCGCAGCGAAATCATAGACCACAGCAAAGACGCAGTGGCCCAGGAACTGGTGGATCTATCAACTAGCAACATAACTGATATTATTGATTGGGAGAATGGCAAGATAAGATTAAAAGAAATTAGCGAAATTCCAGAAAAAGCTTTGAGATCTATAAAAAAGATTAGGGTATATGGGAAAGAAAACAGTAACTTTGAAGTTGAAATGCACGATAAAATTAGATCTCTCCAAACAGTGGCCAAAGCTGCAGGATTACTAGAACAAGAAAAATCGGATGATGACAAGCCTGCTGTCATTGGTATCAAGATAGAAGGGCCAGATAAGGTTGAAATCAAAGAACTTAAAAAAGTTGGAGATGATAAATCCAACTTGGATGAATAGAGCAAATCCTGTATAAGTATTCAACACGTGGGTTTATAAACAACGAAAATCGTGGTGGAGTATTGCTTTCTCATCCTAGGCTAGTCAAAGCAGCTCCACCCATTGAAACATTATGAAATATATTTTGATATTGTATATGTGTACTATGACAACTGGAGAGTGTCCATCTAGCCATATACCAGGTTATCAGTTTTTAACTCACTATGATTGTGTCAATGCAGGTTATGGACTTGCTCAAAAAACTTTCCAAGGATTACAAGAGCTAGAAGAATTTGAAAAAGATTATATGGAAAGAGAAAAAGTTGCTGTAAGGTTTGAGTGTAAGGAAATCAAAACAGGTGCGTAAAAAAATAAAAAATAAACAATGGCTGCTTTGGAATATTTATCATACTGTATTAGCTGTGTTACTTGCAGGATTATTAATTATTGAGTTAATAGAGCTAATATGGATGATCTAAATTTTAATTTTAAAAAATCTCCTACAGTTTATGGTTTCTTACAAGATGATAGTTTTGTAAGAGGAATAGTTGGCCCAGTTGGATCTGGCAAATCCTATGCCTGCGCTGCTGAAATATTTATGCGAGCAGTAAAACAAAAACCTTCTCCTAAAGATGGAATTAAATATACTAGGTTTGTTGTAGTTAGAAACTCATATCCAGAATTAAGAACTACAACTATTAAAACCTGGCAGGAAATTTTCCCAGAAAATATCTGGGGTGGTATGAGATGGTCGCCTCCTATATCTCATCATATAAAACTACCTGCCAGGGATGGAGCTGCAGGTATTGATTGTGAAGTTATATTTCTAGCTTTGGATCAACCCAAAGATGTTAGAAAACTTTTATCACTAGAGCTGACAGGAGCATGGGTTAATGAGGCACGTGAACTTCCAAAACAAGTAATTGATGGATTAACACACAGGGTTGGAAGATACCCAAGCAAAGCAGATGGTGGGCCTTCCTGGAGAGGAGTATGGATGGACACGAACCCTATGGAGGATGACCACTGGTGGTATGATATTTCTAAAAAAGGATCTTTGCCAAAAGGTAAATTTGGTTGGAGATTTTTTGAGCAGCCTGGAGGAGTGAAAGAAGTTTCAAATGTAGATCTGCCAGAGATGCCAGAAGCAAATGGTTTTACTTTTTCTGCAGGCAGTTGGTGGCAAGAAAATGATGCAGCAGAAAATATAAATAATTTACCAAGTGGATATTACACACAGATATTAGCAGGTAAGTCAAAAGATTGGATAAGATGTTACGCAGAAGGTAAATATACTTTTGTCCAAGATGGCAAGCCAGTGTGGAGTGAATATGATGATGCAAGTATGTGTGTTGAAAGATTAGAACCAGAACGTGGATTTCCTATTGTGATTGGCCTGGACTTTGGTTTGACACCTGCTGCAGTGTTTGCACAAAGATTAGGTAATGGCAGATGGCATATCCTGCATGAGCTTGTAACTTTTGATATGGGCCTGGAAAGGTTTGGTCAAATACTAAAATCAGAAATAGAAATAAAATATCCTAAATATGATTTATCAATATGGGGAGATCCTGCAGGATCATCCAGGGATCAGATATACGAAGTTACAGCTTTTGAACATTTAAAAAGTTTGGGTATCAATGCCAAGCCTACAGCTACAAATGATTTTAAAACTAGACGTGAAGCAGTTGCAGCTCCTATGACTAGATTGTTAAATGGTAAGCCTGGCTTTTTGATTGATAGTAGATGTAATAAAATTAGAAAATCTTTAGCAGGTGGTTATCATTTCAAACGAGTACAAATATCTGGCCAGGAAAGATTTAAAGATCAACCAAATAAAAATCAACACTCACACGTAGGAGATGCTTTAGGATATGCGCTGCTTGGTGGTGGAGAATTCAGAAGATTAACAAGACCAAATCAAACTGGGTTTGTAAGATCTGCACTTGCTAAATTAGATTTTGATTTATGGTAGAGCTGCATATAGATAAGCTGCAAGAGCTTATGGGCCTGGATGGTGTTGACAAAAAGATAACTCATTTTCATCCAAAACATTTATGGTTTTTAAATTTAAGAGATTACGAAAAAAAATATTTTGATTATATTCCTGGTTATGAAAACTATCTTGCTAAAAATACTATTCATAATGCTGCTTACACTGGTTACTATTTTGGCAAGCCAGTAGTATCTTTTGGCCTGTTAAGAATATTTCCAAAAGTTGCAGAAGCTTGGCTAATTCCTACAAAAGAACTAAATAACCTGCGTGTAGCTTTACCTTTTCACAAAGCAACCAAAGCTTTTTTTAACCATGCCTTTGATCTTTTTGATTTAGATAGAATTCAAGTAACTGTAGATACAACGAATAAAGATGCTTTGAAGTGGATTGAAACTATGTTATTTACTAGGGAAGGCATAATGAAAAAATTTGGGCCAGGTGGAACAGATTGCATTATGTTAAGTAGAATAAAATAAAAGGAGCAAACTATGGGTGGTGTATTTTCAAAACCTAAAATTCCAGATCCACCAAAGCAGGTGGAAACTGATATATCAGCAAGGGAAAAAGCTGCAGATAAAGCTGAAGCAGATAAGAAGCAACAGCTTGCTAGACGAATACGAGCTAGAAGAACTGGTGGCAGAAGGCAACTATTATCTTCTGCAAGACAGGACAGCGAGCTAGGTGTACCATTTGGATCAACTGGATCTTTAGGATATAGCAGAAATGTCTAAAGCAAAAAATAAATATAAACGAAAACCTAGAAATAGGAAAAAGGAGGAAGATGCCAAACGTAACAACTAAAGATGGTAAGAAAAGAAATTTTCCATATACAAAAAAAGGAGCAACTCAAGCGAAGGCTTTTGCAAAAGCTTCTGGTGGTAAAATGAAAATGGATATGAAATCTGCCATGAAAAGAAAAATTGGAAAAAAAAAATCTAAAGGATATTAATGGCAGCTCCAGAGAAATACGTTAAGAAGTTTGGAAGATCCAGAGCTAACAAAATTTACAGGCGAGGATTAGGTGCATATTATTCGTCTGGCAGTAGGCCCAAGATGTCGGCACACGCATGGGCAGTGGCTAGATTGAAAGCTCATGCTGCAGGTAAAGCAACTGTCAAAAAAGCAGATGGAGATCTGTTTAGAAAGAAATCGTAATGTACACTAGAAAATTTAAAGAAGTACCAAAAACAAAAAAGAAAGTACCAATTAAATATGTTAGTGGTGCTAAAAATCCAGGAGCAAGAGAAGCTGAAATAATTAGAACTAGAAAATTATATAAGCAAGGAAAATTAACTCCTGCTATGATGGATAGAATAAGCAAACAAAGGAGCAAAGGATAATGGCATATAGTAAATACAGTAAGAAACAAAAGAAGTTAGCTGCAGTGGCAAATCCCAAAAAAAAAATTACCAGAGCAGATTTTAAAAAAATAATGAAAAGGAAGAAAACATGATTATATTCGGTCATACTCCTAGAGAGTGGAAAAGAAGGGCCAAAGAAAACAAATGGTATGTTGTTGCTTTGGTTGTTTTTTTTGCGCTAGGAGCTGCAATATTTTAAATGGTTGCCAAGAAGTATCAAAACCCAAAAGGTGGATTGAATGAGAAGGGCAGAAAATACTTCAAGAGAACAGAAGGCAGTAATTTAAAAAGACCACAAAAAAGTGGTACGAGTGGGAGGAGAGTAAGTTTCGCTGCCAGGTTTTCTGGCATGAAAGGGCCTATGAAAGATAGCAAAGGTAGGCCAACAAGAAAGGCTTTGGCACTGAAGGCCTGGGGTTTTGGATCAGTTGCTGCAGCCAGAAACTTTGCTAACAAAAATAAAAAGAGTTAATTATGCACGAAGCAAAAAAAATATTGGAGAGAATTAAAAAGGCAGAGGGAAAGAAAGAACTTTGGAGAGATATTTACCAGGAGTGTTACGAGTATGCACTGCCACAAAGAAATCTATATGATGGTTACTATGATGGAGGAACTCCAGGACAAAGAAAAATGTCTAAAGTTTTTGATAGTACAGCCATAAATTCTACACAAAAATTTGCAAATAGAATTCAATCAGCTCTGTTTCCTCCCTACAGAAAGTGGGTACGAATTCAACCAGGTAACGAGATACCAGAAGATAGAGCTTCTGCTGCACAAATAGAACTTGATAAGATCAATGACAAAATGTTTTCTGTTTTAAGACAAACAAATTTTGATCTAGCAATAGGAGAGTTTTTATTAGATCTAGCTGTTGGTACAGCTTGTATGTTGGTGCTGCCTGGAGATGATGAAGAACCAATTAAGTTTATTACAGTGCCACAATACTTGATTGCTTTTGAAGAAGGAGCTTATGGTACAATCCAAAATGTTTATAGAAGATTAAAATTAAAAAACTCTACTATTCAACAACAATACCCAGATGCAAAGATACCACCAGAGTTTCAGAAACTTATACAAGAAAAACCAGATGAACATACAGAACTTTATGAAAGCACAATGTACCATGAAGATGATGGTTTCTATCACTACTGTGTAATATGGAAAAAAGGGCCAGACAAGATTGTACATAGAACTTATGAAACAATGCCTTGGATTATAAGTAGATACATGAAAGTTGCAGGCGAGATCTATGGCAGAGGGCCACTGATTACTGCGTTGCCAGATATAAAAACATTAAACAAAACTGTTGAGCTGTTGTTGAAAAATGCAAGTCTAAATATTGCAGGTGTCTATACAGCTTCAGATGATGGAGTGTTAAATCCTCAAACTGTAAGAATAGCTCCAGGTGCGATAATACCTGTAGCAAGAAATGATGGCCCTACAGGCCCAAGTTTGAAACCACTACAAAGATCTGGAGATATAAATTTATCACAGCTTGTTATTAACGATTTACGATTAAATGTAAAAAAGATCATGTTAGATGAGAGTTTGCCTCCAGATAATATGAGTGCAAGATCTGCTACCGAAATTGTAGAAAGGATGAAAGAACTTTCTCAAAACCTTGGCTCTGCGTTTGGTAGATTGATTTCAGAAGCTGTACTCCCTTTAGTTAGAAGAACTTTAGCTGTTATGAATGATAAAGAAATCATAACATTACCTCTGAAAGTCAATGGATTAGAGATTAAAATGCAGCCTACTTCTCCATTGGCTCTTGCACAATCTAACGAGGAAGTACAAACAGCTATGGGTTGGATGCAAATAATTCAGCAGCTTGGCCCTGTAGGACAGATGGCAGTAAGAATAGATAAGGTTGCAGATTTTGTGGCAGATAAATTAGGAATTCCTGCAGATTTAAGAACTACTCCAGAGGAAAGACAGCAGTTGATTGAACAAGCGCAGCAACAAGCACAGATGATGCAGCAACAGCAAGCAGCTCCTGCTACTCAAGAAGAAGAAGTTAATGCTCAAGCAAAGGTAAGTTAATATGGCAAAAAATGGATTTGATGATTTAGGTTGGGAAAGTTTGGATTTCATGGAAGAAGTGCAAACAACAGATGAACAGAAAAAAAAGAATTCTCTATATGCAAAAGTGTTTAGCTCTCCAGAAGGACAGATTGTTTTACAGGATCTAAAAAGCAGAACTGTTGAAGCTGCATCTTGGTTTCCTGGAGCAGATCAACATTATGGGTATGTACGAGAAGGACAGAACAGTATTGTAAGAGAAATACTTTCAAGAATAGAACGAGCCAAACAAAACTAAAGGAGGGATGAATGGCTGAAGAAGGACAACAACAAGAAACAGAGAAAACAGAAGAACAAAAACCAAATGGTTTAGTTGACGAGGCTAGGCAAAATGCTCCAGAAGAAGAAGCTCCTGTTGAGCAAGATCCTATATCTCATGTAGCTTCTGAAAAACCAGAGGAAGATAAACTTGGAGAAGTTGAAGATGAAGATGAAACTTTTGAAAGACCAGATTATTTTCCAGAAAAATTTTGGGATGAAAAAGAAGGGCCAGATATAGAAGCTCTAGTAAAAAGCTACACTGAAATACAAAAAAAAATGAGCCAGGGTAAAGGCAAAGCTCCAGAAAATTATGATGTTAATTTTTTGAAAGAGCAGCAAGTAGATATTGATAATGATCCACTTGTTAAAGGATCTCTTGAATGGGCCAAAACTCATGGACTTACCCAAGAAGCTTATGAAGATCTTGCAAAGATGTTCATGGAAACAGGAGAAGAAACTGTTGCTAGAACAAATGCAGATATAGCTTCACAAAAAAAATTATTAGGAAACAAAGCAGATGAGAGAATTGGATCTGTTATGAAGTTTGCTGATACTTTGAGAGCTAGAGGTGTTTTATCAGATGAAGAAGTAAAAGAATTTGATGAAATGGCAGGCACAGCTCTTGGTGTAAAAGTTATAGAAAAAATAAGATCTTATTATGGAGAACAACCAATACCAACTACAGAACCTACAGAAGATTTAGGTATGTCGCATGAAGAAATCAAAGGTATGGTTGCAGATGCAAGATATGGAAAAGATCCTGCATTTACTGCAAAAGTAGAAAAATTGTTTGAAAGAGCCTTTCCAGGCGAATATAAACCATAACAACACTGGGGTTGCACAAAATACTTGATGCAACCCTAGAATTTTAGTATTAATCAAATCAGAAGATAACCGAAAAAATTTGGCCTTCAGTTAAAAGCTGTAGCCTTTTCCTTGAAAAGACAACTACCAATAAATGTTAAACAAAAACTATGTTAAACAAAAGGAGTAAAACATGGCAATAAATATAAGTAATGCGTTTGTTACTTTGTTTGATGCTGAAGTTAAGCAGGCATATCAAGGAGAGAGTAAGCTCCGAGATACTGTAAGACTACGTTCTGGCCAAAGCTCCAACACTGTAAAATTTCCAAAAATTGGAAAAGGTGTAGCTACAGCTAGAATTCCTCAAACAGATGTAACACCACTAAACGTAACATATTCGCAGGTTACTGCGACTATGTCGGACTATAATGCTGCAGAATACAGCGATATATTCCATCAAGCAAAAGTGAACTTTGATGAAAGACGAGAGTTAGTTGAAGTTGTATCTAAAGCTATTTCAAGAAGGCAAGATCAACTTATCATTGATGCTCTTAATGGATCATCAACTTCACTTACAGTTGCGAAAACTGTTGTAACAACAGGATCTGCAACTGCCTCAAACTTGAACGTAGGTAAAATGATTGAAGCTAAAAAGCTTATGGATGCAGGTAACGTTCCAAGTGAGGGAAGATGTTTAGTAATTCATGCTAACAACGTGGCAGGATTACTAGCAGATGAAAGAGCAATATCTAACGATTTTGCAGTTAAAGCTCTACTAAATGGAGAAGTAACTGCTATGCTTGGTTTCCAAATCATCATAATCGGAGATAGAGCTGAAGGTGGCCTTCCACTATCAACTAACGACAGAACTTGTTTTGCGTTCCACAAATCAGCTATGGGTATGGCTGAAGGTATGGGGATCAAAACAGAGATCAACTATGTACCAGAGAAAACTTCTTTCTTGGTTAATAGTATGTTTTCAGCAGGTGCTGTGGCTATTGATGATGAAGGTATCGTTAAAATAACGTGTGATGAAAGCTAATAGAGGAGGATAATTATGGCATATACTAATGCAAACTTACAGCCTATCGGAGGACAATCCAAGGCAGGTACTGCTCCTCAAATGTGGAGTTACACTGCACCTGGAACAGATGCGATTGCTGACATTAATTCAGAAGGCTACTTCAATGGAGCTGCTGATGTATTAAAAGTTGGCGATTTAATTCATGTTTGGGATAGCTCTGTACCGACTTCAACTTTAGTAACTGTGTTATCAAACACAGGAACTGTTGTTGACGTATCAGATGGTACAGCTCTATCTGTCGCTGATGCTGACTAATAACTAGACGAGTAAGGGGGAAGAAATTTCCCCCTACTCTTTTTTTTTAATTTAAGGTAAAAAGGATTATGGCAGCAGGCGATACAAAAGTAACTATAGCGAATAACGCATTAACTCTATTAGGCGCAAATACTATAACTTCATTTACAGATGGATCAAAGGCTGCAGGAATTGCAAACAATATGTATGACTTTGTAAAAAAGCATACATTATCAATGTACCCTTGGAAGTTTGCTTTGAAAAAACAAGAGCTGCAAAAAGATACAGCTACACCAGTTAATGAATGGGATAATCAATTTACTTTACCTTCAGATGCTGTATCAACTTTACCAGTTGCAGTTTTTTTCTCTGGACAATCAAATGCTCCTAAAGAATTAAATTTTGAAATTTACGAAAATAAATTAGTAACGAACTCTACAGAAGTTTATATAGATTATGTCTATGATGTAGCAGAAGGAAATATGCCAACTTATTTTGTTACGTTATTAGTATATCAGTTAGCTTGGCATCTAGCAGAGCCAATAACAGATCAAACAACTAAATCTGATTATTGGAAAACTCATGCTCTGGGTAATCCTTCAGATCAAGGCAGAGGTGGTTATTTTAGAACTGCAACCCAAATAGATGCTCAAGGACAGCCTCCAAATGTTATTGAGGACTATGTACTAACTAATATACGATAATGGCAGATAACGAAAATATAGTAAGAATACAAACAAACTTTACTGCAGGAGAATTTGATCCCTTGTTGAGAGCTAGGATTGATCTTGAACAGTACAGAGCTGCAGCTCAAACTTTGACAAATGTTGTATGTATGCCTCAAGGTGGAGTAGAAAGAAGGCCAGGCCTTATGTACATAGGTACAATACCTTCTGGAGCTTCTCCTCAAAATGGAACAAGATTAGTATCTTTTGAATTTTCTACAACTCAACAGTACGTTTTTTTATTTGTTTCAGATAGACTATACATTTACAAACAAGGAACTTTACAAACAAATATAAATTCTTCTGGTAATGATTATTTAGATCTATCTTCAACAGGAATAAACTCTGCAAAACTTGCAACATTATACTTTGCACAATCTGCAGATACATTGATTATCTGCCATGAAGATATGAACCCTGTAAAAATAACTAGAGGAGCTTCTCATACATCCTGGACAGTATCAAATATAACTTTTGATTTTGTACCTTACTATCCATACTCACTAGCAACTTCAAATCCTGCAGGAACAATTACACCTTCTGCTATTGAAGGAACTATTGAAATTACATTTAGCTCAAGTGTTGCATCATCAAGTTATGTACACCAGTACATCAATGCAGAAAATGGTATTGGCAGAGCAAGAGTTGTAAAATTTGTAAGCAGCACAAAAGTAGAAGCTTTTGTTGAAATACCCTTTGCTAACACAAATGCTATTGCAAATGGAGATTGGGAGCTTGAGAATGGTTATGAATTAGTATGGAGTAGTACACGTGGATTTCCAAGAAGCTGCACTTTCCATGAAGGCAGACTATTTTTTGGTGGATCTAAAAGTAGGCCCTCTACAGTTTGGGGATCACAGGTTGGACAATTTTTTAATTTTAATCCAGGACAGCAGCTTGCAGATGAAAGTGTTGAAGCAACTTTAGATACAGATCAAGTGAACGCAATCCATGGTATTATATCCAATAGAGATTTATTAGTATTCACTTCTGGTGGAGAATTTTTTGTACCTCAAGGAAGTTTAGATCCTATTGAACCAAACAATATAATTTTTAAAGTAACTACAAGAACAGGATCAAAACAAATAAAACCTATTGTTGCTGACAATGCAACTTACTTTGTTCAAAGACAAGGTAATCAACTTATAGAATTTGTTTTTACAGATAGTGATGTAAATTACAGATCTAATAACTTCTCTTTGTTTTCATCTCATTTAATAAACAATCCAGTGGATATGACACATAAAAGTCAAATAAGCACTTCAAGCACAAATAGAATTATTTTAGTGAACAATGATGGATCAATAGCTTGCTATTCTTTTTTACGATACCAACAAGTTGTATCTCCTTCTAAATGGCTGACAGATGGATTATTTAAAAATGTAACAACAGATTTTGATGAAGTTTATTGTGTTGTGCAAAGAACAATAAATTCTCAAACAGTATATCATTTAGAAAAATTTGATGATGATTTTACTACAGATGCAGCTACACAATTTTTTGGTGGTACACTTCCAGGATCTACAAGTGTATCTGGATTAAATTATCTGGAAGGAAAAACAGTTGATGTTGTAAGAGATGATCTGGCCCTTGCACAAACAACAGTAAGCTCTGGTGGAATAACAATAGACAAAACTCCAACAGAATATATTGAAGTTGGAATTCCATATACTCCTACAATAGTTACACTGCCTGTAGAAACCAGGCTGCCAAATGGAAATGTACAAGGTTTTCTAAAAAGAATTACAGAAGTAAATTTAATTTTAAATAGTACACAAAGTATAAAAGTAGATACAGAAGAAGTACCATTTAGAAATTTAGAAAGTTTAAGTCTAGGAACTGGCATTGAGTTTTTTACAGGACTAAAAACAGTGCAGCCATTATCTGGATTTACAACTGACAGCACATTAACTATAACACAAACAAAGCCTCTGTTTTTTACTCTACTAGGTGTAGAATACAAGGTAAGCATATAAGGAGAAAACTATGGCACAATTTGCAGCAGTAGCAGCTTCAGTAGGATCAGCAGTATTACAATACAGAGCTGCCCAAGCAACAGAGCTTGGTTATAAAGCAAAAGCAAAACAGGAAGAATTAAAAGGCAGAGTATCTGCTGTCCAGGCAAAAGAAGATGGTAACAAAGTTTTAGACAACATGATTGCACAAATGGCTTATGGTAATGCCTTTGCAGGTAAAGGAAACATAGATCCTTTTTCTGGAAGTAAATTAGGAGTAAGTATAAAAATGCAATCACAAGGTATTGCTGAATATAATATTGCTCAAACTAATGCACGTATTGCAAAAGAGATGGGTTTTTACCAGGCGAGAATAGATAGATCTGCAGGTAAAACAGCAAAAACTTTAGGTTATGCGAATGCTGTAGCAACACTAGGAACAGGAATATATCAATACAACCAAATGACAGGATAATATGGCAACAAGAAAGATACAATATAGACCACTAGGAGTAAGATTAAGATCCTTACCTTCTGTTACTAGATCTGACATAACAGAAACTAGAAGGGGTTTATTAAATCTTTCACAAAAATTAGATCAAATTTCTGCCATAGGTTTTAAAGAGATGGGCAAACAAGCTGCTATTGAAGGAGCTACAGAAGGAGAAAAATTTAAAGCATACAAAGTAGAAGAAGATGATTTTGGTAATACATCTATTAGCTTTATGGAAGCTCCAGAGATGGGATCAACTCCAAGAGCAAAAGCATATTACAAATCAGCTCAAGCTGCAGCTAAATTACAAATCAAATCTTTGTTTGAACAAAAATTATATGATGCTTATACAAGCAACAGAGCAGATATAGCAGGTTTCAATAAACAAGCTAAAGATATATCAGATGGATTATTAGAAAGTTTGAGAGAAAAAAATCCTCAACTATTTAATTATTTTCAATATGACTTTGAACAATCTTCAATAACTTATGCAAAATCAGTTTATACAAATTGGTCAAGTACAAAGAACGATATAGAAACTGTAACCTTTCAAGGGTATGTAAATTCTGGTCATGCTGCAAATATTATAAAAATGGCAGCTAAAGGAGAAGAAGGCCTGGCAAAAGCAGGTATCTTTGTAAATAATATGACAGGCGATTATCTTAACCTTGGGCCTAAAGAAGCTTTTATTGCAGGAAATATATCAATAGGAGCAGATGATACTAGATTAGGTATAAAAAATTCTAAAGAACTTTCTAAAGATATTGATTATGCAAGAAACACTTTTCAAAAAATATATTTAGAAGAAGTATTCAAACAATACAAAGGTAATCATGTTGCTTTGGTCAAGGCTATAGAAGAAGTAAGAGGTGGCACATACATTACAAAAGACTTCTTTAATGCGCTAGAAGCTGAAGGACAAGTGATTGGTGTTGGATCTACAAGAATTAGTGAAATATTAAATGATGATGACAGAGATAAACTTGCAAAAGAACTATTTACAATATTTCATAATGAAACAGATAGAGTAAATAAATTATTTGAAGGAGATAAAAAATATATAAATTTACAAGCAGCTCAAGATCAATCAACAATTTTAAAACAAATCATAGGATTAGAAAGATTATCTAGTGATGCAGATAGCTCTGGATTAGAAAAAGATATTACAAAAGCTATATCTGATTTCAAAGCTAAATATCCTACAGAAGATGCTTTAAAAATGGCTGAAACTTTAGAAGAAACATTTTTTAACAGATATAATGCAGATGATGATATGCCTGGAGTAAAGCAGTTGTATGAAGAAGATGCAAGACTTGGAATGTTAAATATGGATGATTTAAAAAAAGATACAAGACTTACTGGCACTACAAAAGCAAAAGTTATAGAAATGGCAAATTCTTATAATATTGGAGATAAACACTGGACAGATCACAATCTTTATAAAGAAGGATTGGCAATCATAAACAAAATGGAAGCTCAAAGCGCAGGAGGTTTATTTCAAATAACTAATACAGATGCAGAAAGACAAGAAAAAATAAATTTAACTTTTAGAAAAACATTTGAACATCTTATTGACATGAGAGGAATTCCTATAGGAAATAGTGGTAACAGAATAAATCCAATACATATTGCTGATACACTCAACAAGTTAAATGCAGATGGCAAAATTGTGGCAACAAAACAAGAATTTAAAAAATTTGAAGGTGGTAAAGATCAATCTACTGGAGATCCAAACATTTCAAAATATAACAATTTACAAGTTTTAAAAGAAAGAGCTGAAATGGATCTTGCAGAAACTAAAGATGACAAAAAAAGAGAAACAATAAGTGCAGAAATAAAAAGATTAGAAGGCGAACAATCCAAAGTATTAGAACAAATACCTGGAGGGTTAAAAGGTTTGGAAGAAAAAGAAAGTAAATTTGATAATTCAAAAGTATTCTTTGTAACAGAAGGAGGGCAGCTTGAAGAACTTACACCAGGCAAAGTATTACAGCTTCTCCAAAAAGATCCTTATCAACTATTGATACCTTCAAGGTTGGAAGAATATAAACAAATATTAACAATAACAGGGGATTAATGAACAGATTAGATTTAATATCATCTTTAGAAGGCACAGAAGGTAATGGAGATTTAGAAAGATTACTTGCTTTACGTACACACGAAACAAACAATCTCCATCCTACTAATGTTAGAGAAACTGCAGAAAAAGACAAAGCATTTAGTACAATAGAAAAAGCTTTTAAATCTGACAATGTTAAGAGTGCAGCTATGCTTGTTGAAATGAACAAAGAAAAGCTAGATGATAACTACATAGAAGAAAAAACAAAAGAAGATCCAAGACTAAAAAAATTCTTTACTGAAGGATATAAAATGGTTGGTACTGCTGTTGAGAGTACAATCAACAATGTTTATGAAGTAACAGATGACTTTGTACAGGTTTTGGAAAAGGTTGGTGTGCCTAATGTTTATATACAAATAAAAGATGGCAAAGTAGATTTTACTACAAAAAGACCAGAAGATTTTAATCCAAGGCCTTTTGAATTTGTTGATAACCCAGATAGTATGGCAGCTAATTTAGGTGCAGGATTTTTAGAATTTATGATCCCTTTTACTGGGATGCTAAAAGCAACAAAGGCATATCAAGGTGGTAACATGGCTACTAATGCTTTGAAGGTGTATGGATCTGGAGCTGTAGCTGATTTTATGTTTTCTCCAGAATATGGCAACTTTGCGAGCTTGCTAGTAGAGCTTGGTGTCCAAAATGAGTTTGTACAATGGTTAGATAGTAGGCCAGAAGATGCAGATGATTTGTACCAAAAATTTGTAGCAAGAGGCAAGCAGGTCATAGAAGGTGGTATTATGGGTGCTATGTTTGATACTGCTATACGAAGTATAAAATTTATGAAGCAATCCCCAGAATGGGTTGCAAAAGCAAAAACTTATTTAGCTGCTAACTTTGAAGATGCAGGAAGTGGTTTAGCAGCAGTAGGATCAGATGCAGGAGCTGCTACTTCAAACATATCTGAAGTTATACCTGCTGCAGATAAATCTCTTTCAGATGCAGGATTAGAAGTTAATACTTCTCCTACAGATACACCATCTACAGGTGCAAAAGACTTACCATCCCAAGATACAACTGTACCTGGGCCAGAGAGAACTGAAACAATCTCTCCAGAAAAAGATCTAGGAAATAATAATAATTTATCTGCCATAAGTATTGAAAACAAAATATACCAAGTTGATAACGACATCAACACTTTACTTGCAAAAGCTAACGAAAACAAGCCAATATTAACAGATATGTTAAACAAATTTGATGCACAAATAGAAATAGATATAAAAAAATTAGATAGTATTAACACTAAATTAAAAGTTAAAAACAGAAATCCTAATGGATTACCAGATTATTTAAGAGCATATATGTTGGCAGAAAATGTAAAAATCAAAGATATATCAGCACAAATTGAAAAGGATCTAAAAGTTTTAGATAAAGATTACAATAATAAAACAAGATCAATACATTATCAGATTGAAGTATCTCCTGGATTTACTTCTGAAGTACAATTAAGACCAAAAGAAATACATCCTATTATAAGCAAACATCATAAGAGATGGTACAGTTTGAGTAAAAAATATGATAATAAAAACGTTATACCACTAGCTTTACAAATGCAGATATACAATGCAGAGATAAAATTAGAGGAGAACATAAATAGATTGTTAGGAAGTATATAATGGGAAGGTTTGGTAAATTTAATGCTGCAGAAATGGCTAAAGAAGTACAAAAATTTTTTACTAAAGGAATACCAGAACTTGAGCAATACTCCGAAAAAACACTCAAGAAACAAGTCAAGGCCCAAGATCTACTCAAAGAAAAAGGATCTCCAGAAGAATTATTTGACAAAAAATTTATAAAAAATTTAGAAGCTGCAGCTAATAAAAACCAATTACCACCAGAATTATTCCCAGGTAACTTTGATAGTTTTAAAAACTCTCTTTGGTACAAGGTAAAAGATGAAGGCGATATTGATGCTTTGATAGAAGTTGTATCAAAACATTATAGTAAAAATGCTTTAGAGGCTAGGAGAGGTAATAAAAAAGGTGTACTAAAAGATGAAGTTGTAAAAGAGCTAGCAGATGAACTAAATATATCTATTAAGACTTTGCAAAACAGAAGAATTGGATCTGTCTATACAGTAGAACAAATGTATGGAGCTATAAAATTATTAAAAGATTTTAGAAAAGTTTTAAAATTATCTCTAAAAAAAGCAGTATCAGAAAATGCTTCTGGACAAGAAAAAGCTTTTGCAGTGCAAATGACACAAACATATTCTTCTGTACTTAACCAGGTCATGGGTGCAAGAGCTGAACTAGGAAGATCATTTAGAATATTGAGAGAAATGAAAAATGGTTTTGACCAGATACAAGATGAAGATAAAGCTTTGCAAGCTGTCTTTGACAGTATTGGTGGCAAAGAATTGAATGAAAGAAAACTAGAAGCTCTCTATGGTATTATAGAAAACAATGAGAATTCTGTAGCCAGAGCTACAAGACAGTTAAATTTAGCATCTACTAGAGATATGCTGTTCCAGGTTTATTATAACAATCTTTTATCTGGTATTGACACACACATGGTAAATCTTGGTGCAGGTGTAGTGCTGCAGCATTTTCATCATCTAGCAAGATTTGCAGGTGGTACAAAAGGATCTGTAAATAAAATGCTAAACAAACAATACAAGGGCCTTACTTTCAAGCAGGCTCTTGCAGGTTACTATGGTTATATGCAATCAATGATAGATGGCACTAGAGTATTTGCTTCATCATTATTGACAGGAAGATCTATAGATACATTTTCTAAAGTACCTATTGATGACAGTATTTCTGGTGGCAAGATAAATATTAGAAATCTTACATACAATTCTGTTGGTAAAGTAAATAAAAGATTGAGAGAAAGACTAGAAGAAGATCCTAAATTTTTAAATGACAATATGTATTTTAAAGGTGCAGATGCTATTTTAGATGTATCTACAAGATATGCTCCAAGATTTATGAGAGCTGCAGATGATATGTTAAAATTTATGTTCTACAGATCGGAGCTGCATACTCATGCTTACAACAAAGCTATGCAAGAAGTAGAAAATGGGGTGCTTGCAGATAAAGATTTTGCATTAAGAGTACAAGAGATAGTTAATGATCCAATAAAACAAGCTCCAGAAATTAGACTAAAAGCTTTGGATGAAGCAAGAGATACAGTTTTACAAAGAAGATTAGATAAATTTGGATCTGCTATTTATGGTGTGTTGAAAGAACAAGCAAATATTCCAGGATCTGCATTTTGGGGAACAACGTTAAAAGTAATTACACCATTTTTTGGAACACTATACAATCTAACAAAAGTGGGTTTTGAGCTTACACCAGTTATAAATGCAGCTATAGCAGCTACTCCAGGCACAAAATTAAACACTATGTTAAAATCTACGAACCAGGTAGAGAGAGATATGGCTATAGGCCACTTAATTGCTTCACATGGGTTAGTCTTTATGTCCACTCTTGCAGCTATGAATGGTTATGTAAAAGGTGGAGATCCTGTTTTTAGCAGCAAAAGAGATGCTAAATCTTTAAAATTTATGAAAACAGGGCCAGATGAATTTTCTGTTGTAGTACCTTGGTCAAAGATAGATCCAGAAGGAGAATTTATAGGATCTTTACATGATGGCAAAGATAGATCTTATCAACTTAATAGATTAGATCCTGCAGGACAGTGGCTTACAATAGGATATAATATTGCACAAATGACAGAGGCAAGTGAAGGAGAGATAACAGAAGCTGTTATAAAATCTATTTTATCTGTTGGAGAAAAAACAATATCATCTTCTTTTGCTGTTAATATTGCAGATACTATAGAGATATTTTCAGATAATTATGGAACAGGAGATCCAACACAATTTACTAGAAAGGTAATAAAATGGGGTGCAAAGAACGTAGCAAACTTTGTACCAACTTCTTCACGTATGAGAATGAATATAAATAAACTAGGAGATGTAGATGAAAATGGTAACTTGATTGCTAGAACAGGAGATCTGCCAGATGTATTTACTTTAGAAGATCCAGATGATGGACAGATAAAAGTTTTTGTGGACAATGGGGATGGCACTTATGAAATGATAAATCAAAGCAGCGCAGAGGAAAATTCAAGCACAGTTGATAGAATGATAAATGATTTTACTAGAGAGCTTGGTAATGAAGTAGATAAAAGAATTGATAGGCAATCACTAGAGCAAGCAGTGGATTGGTGGGGGAGAGATGCAACAGAAGATCCAAGAATTGGGCCAGGTGGTGTTATTTATTCTCCTGTAAAATACAGAGATATGGAATGGAACGTACAATCTCTTATTGATACAGGTTTATTTAGTGAGGAAGATACTCAAAAAACTGTACCTCTTTTACATAGAAACGAAAAATTTGATAGTATTGCAAACATGAGAACGCAAGATGGCAAGCCTTTATTTGCTAATATTTTAAATATTGTTGGTGTAGCAGGAGAGTTTGAACGATTGAGTTATGGGCCAAGCAATCATCCTGCCTATATTTCTATCAGAGGCCAAAGAATTAAGTTAAGCAGAGAGCAGCATAACGATTACAAAAAAATGATAAATGGAGATTTTTCTGTTTTGCCTCCAAGTGTTTTAGAAAATGTTGAAGCTTATGTATCTCCAGAATATTATGAAAATGTTATGATGAACAATGTATCTTTGAAGGACAATCTACTTACACTTTTTAATTCTGATATGTATTATATCTATGGATCAGATGATGACACTGCAACTACTTCAAGAGAAACAATGATTGATAATACTATAAGATTTCATAGGCATGGAAAACCAGAGCAATTTAAAAATAGCTTTGAAACTAGCGAAAATTTAAGAATTGGTCTTGATGGCCCAGATAAATTATTGATGTTAAAATATCCAGATTTAAAGTATAAAGCACTTGAGTTGACTAAAAATATAAATGACAAAAATATGAAACCTTTAAGAGAAGTTATAGGAGCAGAATAACATGGCAATAAATCCAATACTTACAGGGGAACGTAGAAATCAATACACTTCAAGTGGATCTCTAGGCCCATATAATTTTACGTTTGTAATTTTTGCAGATACAGATCTAGCTGTTTATGTAGATAGCACAAAAAAAACATTAACCACTCACTACACAGTTTCAACAAACACCAATGGCACAGGATCTATAACCTTTACTTCTGGTAATGCGCCTGCCAATGCTGCAATAGTAACAATTATAGGTAACAAAGATTTAGCAAGAGCAACTGTATTTTCTTCTGGAGGCCCACTTACTGCAGATAGTTTAGAAACTGAATTCAATAATAGTTTATTATTTTTACAACAATTAGATGAAAAAATTTCAAGATGTTTGACTTTACCAATAGAAACAGCAAACACTAGGCCTTTTGCTTTACCAGATAAATCTACAAGAGCTTCAAAAATTATGGCTTTTGACGCAAATGGTAATCCAGAAACAACAGTAAATTCTTCTGGACTAGACACACTCTCTGGAATAGCAACTGAAATCCAAGCTTTAGCAGCAATAAGCAGCGATATAACTGCAGTAAATTCAAATGCTACAAACATTAACAACCTTGCAGCTCAAATATCTGCTGTAACAAATGTCAATTCAAGCTTATCTGCAATTAATACTGTTAATAGCAATATTTCTGCAATCAACACAGCTAACAGCAACAGCACTGCTATAACAAACGTAAGTAATGCAATACCAAATATAAACCAAGTAGCAAATAATTTATCTTCAGTATCAAATTTTGCTAATATTTATTTAGGAGCTTCATCTTCAGCTCCAACTCAAGATCCAGATGGTTCAGCTTTGGATGATGGAGATCTCTATTTTGATACAAGTACGAATACCTTACGTGTTTATGCTTCTGGTTCTGGATGGCAATCTGCAGGTTCATCAATTAATGGTACTTCTGCTAGATTTACTTTTACAGTTTCTAGCTCAACTACCACAATAACTGGAAATGATGATTATGGCAGCAATCTTGCTTATGATGCAGGATTTGTAGATGTTTATCTAAATGGGGTGCGTATGGTAAATGCTTCAGATGTAACTGTAACATCTGGAACGTCTATTGTTTTTGCAAATCCGATTGGTGCTTCTGGAACAGATACAGTGGATGTTATTGCCTTTGGTACTTTTCAAGTAGCCAACATAGCTGCTTCTGCAATTACATCTGGCACGTTAGGTGTAGCAAGGGGTGGTACAGGAAAAACTACTTCAGATCTATCTGGCCAGGCAGGAAAAGTTTTAGTAGTTAATGCTGCTCAAAATGGTTTTGATATTGGCCAGGCAAGCACAGCAGAAGTTTATGGTTTCAACACTTCATTTACAGCTTCAACAGTTTATTACAATGTAGCTGTACAATCTGTAGGAGGAGCAAATAAATATTTTATAATGGGCCAACAGCAAAAAACTTTAGAATTAGAGGAAGGCAACACATATATTTTTGACCATCCCTCTGCTCATCCATTAAGATTTTCTACAGATAGTAACAACTCAACTCCTTATACTACTGGAGTTACAGTGGTTTCATCAACTAGGGTACAAATAGTAGTAGCTGCAAATGCTCCTACTTTGTATTATTATTGTAATGTTCATGCAGGGATGGGTGGCCAGGCGAATACACCTGCTCCTGTGAATAATACTTTACAAGTTACAACAACAAATCAAGGAGCAGATAATATAGATGCTGCTACTTATGCTGCCTTTGATGATGTAATTTTTGCAGCTTCTGGTATAACATTTAGCCTGGATAATGGAGATTTAATTGCAACAATATAAGATTGATTATTTTTTAAAAATTTTATAAAAAGGAGAAACTATGGCAACTATAAATATCGGATCGCTTTCATTATCATCTCACAAAGGAGATTATGATAATTCAACTTCTTACGTTAAAAATGACGTAGTCTATTACGCAACTACAGGCAGTGCCTATATTGCAAAGCAAGCAACAACAGGAAACCTTCCAACAAGCACAGCTCACTGGAATGTTTTTGCTGCAGGATCTGGTGGTATATGGAACGCAGGTTTATCACTTGGCAGCGCAAATCAAATTTTGCAAGTCAATTCTGGTGCAAGTGCTTTAGAATTTACTAATAAACCACAAGGAATAGCTGAGGCTGATATGTGGAGGATGACATCAAATACTGGTACTACTTCAAAAGACCCAGTAGATAATCTTGAAAGATGTGATGACGCAACTTTTGCAAAGATTGGAACTGGTATGTCATACTCATCTGGTATTTTTACTTGGCCTAATACTGGTTTGTGGTTGGTTCGTTGGAATTGGGATGGAGATAGCTCCAATGTTGGTGGTCAAATGAAAATAATGGTCTCTACAGATAGTGGTTCAAATTATGATGAAGTAAGCTCCCCACATGTAGGAGATGGTCAAGGTTGGTATGTTGGTGCTAGTACAGAAGCTTTTGTTAATGTTACTAATGTCTCAACATTTAGAGTTAAATTTAAAAAAGATGGTGCTTGGAATATGTATGGAAATACCGACAAAAACAGAACTTGTTTCACATTTATAAGACTAGGAGATAGCCAATAATAAGGAGAATATAAATTATGGAAAAAGATTATTTAAGTTTAGCTTTAGACACTTTTAATAATGGTGGTTGGTACACTTGGAAAAAGGAAGATGACAATGGTAATGTTATTCCTAGCAACCAACGAATGCAATATCAATACATTAAGATTACTAAAGATGGTGCAACTATGCCAAGCGAAACTGAGGTAAATGCAAAAATGCAAGAACTCAAAGACATAGATGATAATAAACCAAATATAAAAGCTAGTGCAAAAGCTAAACTTATTGCAGGAGAACCTCTTACCGAAGAAGAAGCAAACATACTTGTAGGAGTTTAATCCTATGACGAAAGCTAGAGATATAGCAGATTTCAAATTTGAAAACATAGTAGATACTGGTACTACTGGTACTAAAGTAGCTACAGGTACTACAGCACAACGAGGTTCTACTACTGGTCAATTTAGATTTAATTCTACAACTGGATTAGCTGAATATTATGATGGTACTGATTTTAGATCTATTGATAGTCCACCATCAGTTTCAAGTGTTAATACATCAAATTTTGAAAGTTCAGCTTTACCAACTAATATAGTTATTACTGGAAGCAATTTTGCTTCTGCTATTACTGTTAAATTTATTGGTAATGATGGAACTGAAACTTCAGCAGGTACAACCACGAGAGATAGTGCAACACAAATAACAGCACAAATACCAAACACAATTACAAGTGCTAATGAGCCTTATAATGTTAAAGTAACAAACAGCTCATCAAATTTATCAAATACTTTAGCAAATGCTTTTAATATAGATGCAGCTCCAGCCTTTTCTGTTGCTTCTGGTTCTTTAGGAACAATATTAAGTGGTGCTTCTGGTTCTGGTCTTACACAAGTTACTGCTAGTGATGATGAGGGAGATAGTATTACTTTTTCAATTTCGTCTGGTTCAATTCCTGCAGGATTAACTTTTAATTCTAATGGTTCTTTTTCTGGTAATGCCAGTAATGTAGGTACAAATACTGTTTCAACATTTACAGTTCAAGCAAGTGATGGAACAAACACATCAACAAGACAATACACAGCACAAGTCAATGCACCGACTTATGTTCAACTATCTGGCTCTGGTACTTGGTCTGTTCCAAGTGGAGTTACAAGTGCAGAGATATTAATAGTTGCAGGTGGTGGTTCTGGAGGTCGTTCTCCAAATGTAGCTTCTGGTGGTGGAGGTGGTGGAGGAATTGTCCACACTTCTTCTTACACATTTACATCAACTGACATATCTAATGGTATTGCCTATGTTGTGGGTGATGGTGGTACTGGTGTTGGAATGAATGGTGTTCAAGATGACGAAAGTAATGCTACTGAAGGTGTAGGACAATATGGTCACGATACTACTTTTGCTATTTCTGGTGGCACAATCACAGCTAAAGGTGGTGGTTATGCAGGTGGTTATGATGCTTCTTCTTACAGACCTGCAAGACAAGGTGGTTCTGGTGGTGGAGGTTCTTGGGATCAATTAAGTGGTGCTTCATCTAATCAAGCTACATTTTCTGGTTGGACATCTTATGGAAACTCTGGTGGAAATTTTGTAAATTCTGGTGGAGGAAATGCTTTGAATGGTGCAGGTGGCGGAGGTGCAGGTGGAGCAGGTGCTAACATGAACAATGCAGGTTCTGGTGGTAATGGTGGTGTTGGACAATTATTTTCTAATTTTACATCTTATGGTGCTTCTGGCTACTTTGGTGGAGGTGGCGGAGGCGGAAATGACAGTAACGCAAATGCTTCTTCTGGCGGAAATGGCGGAGGTGGTAATGGCGGACATACTGGAAGTAAATCTGGCTCTAATGGTACTGCCACAACTGGTGGTGGAGGCGGAGGTGCTAGTTCAGATGGTTACAACAACTTCACTTATAAAGGTGGAAATGGCGGCTCTGGAACTATCTTAATTAAATACTAATGCCTAGAAAAAAAATTACTCCAAGTGTAACACTAGCAAAAATAAATACAAAGCTAGACCATATTCATAGAGATTTAGAAAAGAATACAAAGGATATAGCAGCTCTTAAGGAGCAAATGGCTATGGGTAAGGGTGGGTTGAAAGTTGTTGCCTGGCTAGGAATAGTAGTAGGTGGCATAGTAACTGCGTTTGGATATTTTAAATGAAAGTTAGTGATAACACAAATGTTCAACTTCCTCTACGTAATTTAGTTTCAATCATAGGAGCTGTAGCTGTAGGTGTATGGGCCTACTTTGGTATTGTAGAAACTCTCAACAAACATAGTACAAGACTAGAGCTTATGACTTCAGATCTTGAAAAGAATACAGAGTTTAGGATCAAGTGGCCACGAGGAGAAATGGGATCGCTGCCTGCAGATAGTGAGCAGTTTATGCTTATAGAAGATTTATATAAACAAACTGAAAAACTTACTGAAAACCAAGAAATGAATACAAGCAATAAATTAAGAATTGAGTTTATGGAAAAGCAAGTTAGTAAGATGTTGCAAGATATAGAAAAATTAAAAGATGCGAATAGAGAAATCAAATATACAAATGAAAATGGACAATGATTGAAACCATAGTAGCTCTTTTATTAATAGTTAATAACGAGATTGTTGAACACAGAATACAACCTGCTATGAGTGAGTGCCTCAAGGGCAAGAGGGTTGCAGAGAGGCAGCTCAAGGGTGGCAGTAACGTACAGTATCAGTGTATAAAATCAGAGGCAGAAATTGAAACAGATAAATTAGGCAACAAACATATCAAAAAATTAATACTTAAATAGTGGCCAAACAAAAATTTATAGACTTCTTGCCAAGGCCCAAGCCTAGGAAAAGACCAGGCAGGCACAGTAAAAAACCCAATAAAAAATTTAATAGAAAGAAATATGTTGGCCAGGGCAGGTAATAGAAGTGTTGCACTACAACAATATTTTTTGTAAAAGTAAATCATGTTACCTTTTTTAGGCATATTGAAAAATCCTATCTTTCGCCTGGTGGCTGACAAGACCATAGGCGCAATCTCCCATAAGTTGGAGAAGGATAAGATAATCAAAGCAAAAGAGATAGAAGCTACAACCAAGCTTGATATTGCTAAAGTAGGTGTACAACTAGAACAAGTTAAGCAGCAGCAAAACTCATGGAAAGACGAGTACCTTGTAGTTTTTTACACACTGATTTTTCTTGGGCATTTCGTACCATGGACACAGCCATGGATGGATAGAGGATGGCAGATCCTGGGCCAAGCAGATCCTATGTTCTGGTATATTATTTTAACAATAGTGGGAGCTAGCTTTGGTGTAACTACTTTAAAAAAAATAGGTAAAAAATAATGGCAGTAAAAAAAGTATTAACAAAAAGACAACTTGTTACTCTTGAGAGGCATAAGAAACATCATACAAACAAGCACATATCTGAAATGAAAAAGGCTATGCTCGCAGGAAAAACGTTCGGTCAAGCTCATAAACTAGCCCAAAAGAAAGTGGGTGCTTAATGACAGTTAAAGAACGTATAAAAGAACATGAAGGTTTTAGAGATACAGTGTATTTGGATAGTCTGGGTAAGAGGACAGTTGGATATGGACACCTTTGCGTAGAGGATCACTGGGAAGATGGCAAGAAATATGACAAAGAATATTTAGATGAAATCTTTGATAAAGATTTTCAAAATGCTGCAGATCAATGCGAAGATCTTTGTAATGATTATGAGCTAGATTTACCAGAAACAGTTACAGATGTTTTGATAGAAATGATTTTCCAACTTGGTATTGGAAATGTAATGAAGTTTAAAAAATGTTTGGCAGCTCTCCAGGAGAAAGACTTTGAAACTGCAAGCCTGGAAATGTTGGATAGTAGATGGGCATCTCAAACTCCATCAAGAGCAGAGAAGTTATCTTTGATTGTTAAAGAAGCTGCAGGAAGTTAGATTATCTTTTTGCAATATCTCTTTTGATATACCAATTATTCCAAGTATGTTTCTTTCCATCATTATGAAACCTGCCAAGAATTCCTTTATCAACTAAAGCGCAAAGCTTGTTGTAGGTTGCTGTTACACTGCTCATCTCCATGGCAGCTAGTATTCTTACAGAGGGAGCATGGCCTTTCTCATCATTAAATTTTTTAAAATTTACAAACACTGCCATTTGTCCAGGAGTAACAGAGTAATTAATTTTTTCCTGTAAAAATCCAGATCCATCACACCTTGGACAAATAGTTTTAGTATTATATTTTTTATTGTTTGCCACCCAACTCTCCTGCTATGGTCATATACTCATTCCAGATTGATGTATGTAATCCACTATCAACCTTATCTACTTCTTTCAAAGTATCATCATTAATAAGTAGGAGCTGCTTCAAGAACTCAAGCTTCTTCTGCTTGGAAGTTGTTTTATGATTTTTTATTTTATTCATATTGTTCATAAATTCTTCTGCAAAAGATTTAGGATCTTCACAATAAACAGCAGGCCCTTTCAATCTTCTCATATCCCAGGGAGATTTATCATCCTCTGGTTGAGTATCTTGTTCCTGGGCCATAGGAGCTTCAGAATGACCAAGCTTTCCTTTGCCTATAGTTGTATCATCTTTTGCCTTTGATGCCTCTCCTGGCTCATCTATGGGCTTTTTAGATAGGTTATCTAGCTGCTTTGATACTGGAGTTATATCTTTTATAGAGCTTTTAGGATAATCCTGCGCTTCTTCTGCAGAAATCATACCACCCAAAGCATCTGCAAATACATCTCTTAATGCAAAGCCTCTAGCTCTCATCTTTAACATACGATCTGGGTAAGATTTCCATGGCCCTGGTCTATTCAACAGGCCTGCCTTCGCAGCTTCTCCCATAGTGAACTGGGATTTGTACCAGGATTGTCCTTTTCTTTTAATCTCACACACTGCTGTTCTTGCAGATCCTTCTCCAGATATTGTTTCTTTTATATCCTCAAACTCTGGATGCCTTCTGCATAGTGCAATCATTGTATCTCCATAGATACTTGGCTTGCCATTTATCACAGCAATATTCTGCAGTGATTGTATTGGCGATAATCCAAGCTCATCTCCCCAACTCATAGCCAGGTAAATATCTGCAGGCTTACCTCTGAATTGTTGAGGTACTAAATTTGATGAAGCAATTTCTTTAGCAAACTGCATCTTCGGATCTTTCTTTACTAGATCACTCATACTAATTTTCCTTGTCTAGGATCTTCAGTTAATGGTTTAAATAAAATATCAATCAACCTGTAAGATCCTTTAAATTTAGATTGAAAAACTTTAGAGCTTGGTTGTAGATGCTGCAGCTCCTCTGGTTTTAGCTGCATAATTTTGTTGTTATGGGTTATCTCTAATCCACCTTTTTTTATTGCAGCCTGTACTTCATAATCTCTGACAGATACATACTTGCCCTGCCAAAGTTTAGTTACTTTTTTCTTTTTCATTGTCCTCCTTGATTTGTATTGTGTTAGATCTTTTTGAGTATGCTTCTTGAGCAGGTACAATTTTCTCTGGCTTTGCTTTGTAGTTTCTTGTTGGCCAAGAAATTTTAAAGTTATTGTACTTGGCAAAGGCAGCTTCTCCCATAGCTCCTTTGATTATATCCTGTGAGCTTTCAATCTTTTTCTTTCCAGATTTGATTTCAAGATTGCCCTCATGCCAGGTGTTGATAGCATCTCCAATCTGGTTGTTACCAGATAGATCTTTGGTATCATCTTTTGCTTCTGGATAAACCAAAGAGAAATCAGAACTTTTTTCTGGATCGTAAAATATTTCTTTTTCTCTCCTGCTCCAGAACTCACGCACAGCATTACTGATAAGATCCTGCGTTTCTTTGTGTGGGAATATTGGCCAGTATTGTATCTCCCACGTCTTGATATTGAATACCATTACAACAGATCTCCCAATGTTAGTACACATCATCTGGCCCTGGACTTGTACTGGCCCTTTGTACAAAGGCAGTGTTGGTTCATGGATTGATGTAACTTTGTATTCAAATACTATATCTCCCTGCAGCTCATGGGCCTGGCCAAGTGGATCTGTTATCACAATTTTTTTTTCAGCTATGGCCCAATCATCTATGCTTGCTCCAAGTGGAGTATGTACTGCAGTGTATGGTTTTTCTTTTGCACCTTTTTTAAATTTTAAATTTGGAAAATCTTTCTTTGCAATTTTTTGTAATACTTCTTCAAAGTAATCTGTGTACTTGGAATAGTTAAGCTGCTCTGGTTCAACCCAAGATCCATTCTTTTTGTCAATGAATTCCTGGAGCAGCTCATTCTTTGATGGCGCATTTGGATGTCCAACTCCCATCAATATTGGCAGCCTGCTGCAAGTCATGTATTTTAAATCATCTGTTACTTTCATATTTGCTCCTATATTAGTTAATTAGTAGTACAAAACAAGATAGTTATCTGTACATTTCCACATTTCTTACAGAGCTAGCATACCATTTGCCCTCTGTTTTGCTCTTGATCCCTCTGGCATTGAGAGCAGCAGCAATCCCTCTGTAGGTATTTACTTTGCCATTCTCTCTTATGTCCTTGATCTTTGGTAAGATCTCTCTGGCAAATTCAGCAGCAGCTTTCTTCTTTGCTTCAACAGCTAGAGCTGCAGCCTGGGCCAAGTTAGTTGTATTGCCAAGCTTGGTAATAATTCTATTGGAAGCTTTGGTTCTGTGCTGCCCATCTCTTTTTAATTTTTTTTTGATTTGTCTTAATCCATTTCTTGTTCTTTGTTGGATCATCTTAACTTCTCTTTGAGCTATAACAGCCAGGATTGATATGGTTGTTTCATCTGCCTCTGGCATATCACAGATAGTAAATTTAACTCCATCCTCCTGGAGCTGTAAAAAGAAACTAGCTTTTCTTGTTAGCCTGTCCATTGTAGCAATCAACAATCTTGCATTGTTTTCTTTTGCAAACTGGATGGCAGCCTGGAGCTGCTTCCTGTTGTTTTTTAATCCACTCTCTTGTTCAGTAAAAGTTTTCAACAAAACAGATCCATCTCTTTTTGAAATAAAATCTTTTATCTTATCTTGTTGAGCAGCAATACCCAGGAGCTGCTTCTTGGTACTTGTTCTTAAATAACCAACGTAGTTATTCATTTGATCCTCCTATTATATTTGTTCATTAAAAAAAGTATTTTTGATTTGTGAATTTTAAAAACAATACGCAGCCTTCTTATCATGTAATCAGATAAACCATTTGATCCCTTCTCATACTTCTGGACTTGCTGAAAGGTTACTCCGATTTTTTCTGCAACTTTGCTTTGTGTTAATTTTAATTGCTTCCTTCTTCTTCTAATTTTTTTGCCAATAAATTTTCTAGTTTCCAACTCTTGGGGTGTTAGATCCATCTTTGTCCTCATCTGTCCAAACAAGAATACTCTTGCCTATGACTTTTGTTTTACATTTATTTTTTTTATAAACTTGCATTGATTGTAAAAAGAATTCTTCAAGCTCCTTGTAAGTATCAAAGGTGTACTTCAGTACAGCACCAGTGGAGGATTGCACCACCACTGGAGTATATTTTTTATTTAAACTCAAGATCCCACCTTTTGTAATTGTGAATATT